GTAGTATTACTAATTGGAAAAATATAGAAATGCTTTATCATGATAAAGATTTTAAAATTAGTGGTAAGGCATCTCATCTTAATGCTTTAATAAATCTTGAAGCGGTTTATGATGAAGAATGTAAAAAAATAGCAAATAAATATTCACGTAAGGTTTTTAATTATACTAATTTAGCAGGAGGCAATAATGGATGATGCTGTAACTTCTGCTTATAAAAATAAATTAAAAAATAAACTTTTTGCATTATTATGTGAAAGAGAAAAAAATGGTGAATGGGAAAATTTTTTAAATAATTTATATATAGAAATTTTTGGTAATAAAAATTTTTTAAGAACTATAAATTATCTAGAGTTACAAGCTAAAATGGGAGCTTTAAGATATTTAGATTATCCATATTTTCGTACTACAATTTTTGATTGTATGTCTCTGCTTGGTGATGAAAATGAAGAACTATTATGATATATTTAAACAACGTTTATCAGCAGATGGCACTACATACAAAGAACAAATAGAAAAATTAGCTCAACGTAATTTTGATAGATATTTAGCAGAAACTCCAACAGCTATAGATATTTTATATGAAGGGGAACAATATAAAGTTGCTATAGTTGAAAATAAACAAGATGAATCTAGATTATCTAAACAAATGCTTACTTCATTAGATAATTCATTTCCAATTGGTGGATTAATTTATTGGGAATATTTTAAACCAATAGATTGTCCTGAAAATTTTTGGATTGTTTGGAAAAAACAACAAAATTCTATACAAGATCATAATTTATATTATATATCAAGATGTAATCATAAATTAAAATGGATAGATGGTGATGGCGTACGGCACGAGCAATATATTTATGAATTTTCTTCTAAAGAAAATATGATTCGTGCAACTTTCAAAAGTAGAGTACAAGAAATTATTGCTTCAGAGCCAAATAAATTTATGGAAATTATTATGCCTTTTACTACTAATATTAAACGTGAACAACGTTTTATAGTAGATGGAGAGGCTTGGTATGTAATTGAATTTGATTCTTCTTCTGTGGAAGGAATTACTTATATAACATTGGGTGAAGATAAGAAAGATTTACAACAAGATTTACTTATTGCTCAGGGTGATAATGAAGATTTAGCTAATTATGCTAATGAAAATAAAAAATATATTTTAGTATTAAAAGATAATCCAATAGTAGAAAAAAATACTTCTTATATTATTAAACCTTATTATTATGAAGAAGGGAATTTAATAGAAAATAGTATATTTAATTTTTATATAAATAATGAATTTATAAGTAGTGGTAAGTTTTTAGAACAAACTTATGATAAAAATTCTATAATAGAAATTAAATTTAAAAATAATGAAAATATAAAAACTATTGTGAATTTACAAGTAAGTGATGAACCACAAATTACTAAAATATATTCAATTATTGGAGATTCTTCTATTAAATGGGGTAAAACTGCTATATATACTGTAGATTTAGAGCAAGATGGAATTATAATTTCTCCAGAAAATATTGTTTATACTATTAACAATGAAATATTAGCTTCTTTAGAGCAAGAAGATAATGTAGCTTATATTACAGCTAATAATAAAAGAAAAACTGGAAAAATTATACTTACTGCTTCAGGAAATGATTTTTTTATAGAAAAAGAAATTTCAATTGTGTCATTATGGTAGGAAAGTATGAGTAGTAATATACGAAATTTTAAAGCAGTTGGGGATAATTTATTTATTATAGCTCAAAAAATTTTAGAAGATGATGATATTTGTAAACTTTTATATTATACTGATAATGATCCATTAAGTTTACAACATTCTATGACTGAAGATGAAAAATATAGTCTTTTGCATAAAAATATTTTATTAGTTCCAAAAGTTCCAGAAAATGATGATATAAAAGGAAGTTATATTCTTATTTTGTATGATGGATTTAATACTAATTTGGCTAATTCAGAATTTAAAGATGCTGATTTATTATTTATAATAGTATGTCCACCAGAAAATTGGATAATTAATGATTCTTCATTAAGACCTTTTCTTATTATGTCTAGGATAGATGAACTTTTTGGAAATAAAAAAATTGCAAATATAGGAAAATTACAATTTGTAAAAGCAGATAGGTTTGTTTTAAATTCCCAATTGACAGGATACGGATTGACATATAGTACATATGAATTCAATTGATGAAGATTTAAAATTAAAAATAATTAGTGGGAAACCTATTCTTTTAGAGAAATCAAATTGTTTTTTTCATCATCGAACAATAGAAGAAGTTATAGATTTTGGTTTAACAGAATTTTTAAAAATTATACAATTATTTGAATTTTCTTCTGAAGAGTTACAAAAAGATTTTGAATTTCCCATAGATAATTTTTTCTATCTTTTACTTAATTTAAATAATCAAACTCAGCTATCATCTTTAATAGAAAAAGGATTTTATTTTTTTATTGGAGTAAATAATTTACAACCAGATTTACAAAATAGAATTTTAGTTTGTTCTTATAAAGAGTTAGATAATATAGAAATTAATTCAGAAGGTTTTAATGAAATCTTAAAATATATTAAAATTATATATGATGGTAATCAAAAAGAACAAGATGATGATAGTAATCTTTCTGAAGCTGAACGGCGAATGAAAGAAAAATTTAAAAAGAAAAGACAAGAAAGAGAAAAAGCTAAAAATGATAAGGATAAAATTGGTTTCAGTGATCTTATTGGTGGCTTTATTTCAAAAAATTTTAATATGGATTTTGAAGCTACAATGAAACTTCCTTATTATACTTTTTACTTTCTTTTGGAAAAATTAAAAAATACAGACATGTATGATATTCAGCTTAGAGCCGCAATGGCTGGAGCTGATATGAAAAATGAAAAAATGCGTCATTGGTTAGCTAATACTGACAATGATGAAGAAGAATAACTTAAAATTCCTTAAGGAGATTTAAATTAATGGCTAGTATTTTTGAACAATATGGTATTAAAGAAGTGGCTGATGTCACTTTCTATGAACGTGATACTGCAGGCCACGAAAAACCTGTTCTGTACATTGATACGGCTAAAGTTTCCACTATTGAAAAAACAGCTTCTAATGCTGAGGCTCGTGGTGGTAAGGGTTAAGGATTAGCCCTTATAAAATTCTTTGAATTGCTGGAACTCTAATAGAGAATCAGCAGCCAAGTACTTAAAGTAAAGGTTCAACGACTATGTGGAGAATATCTTTAAGATAATAATATAGTCTGATCTTTATGGAAACATAAAGAAGTGAATAGTCACTGTAACAAAATGAATCCTGCATTAATTTCTTGGGACTTTGGTCTTGAAATTAATGTTACCCTTGAGGATGCCCTGTTTAGTCCTAAATCAATGGCGATTATGCAAGGTGCTGGTAATGTTGTAGAAGGCACTTCTACTGCTCCAGTTTATATTGATATTACGAATGAAGTGTTTGAATTTAGTACTACCACACATGATTCTATTACATTAAAACATGACTATAAAGAAAATTCTATTTATATTTATGAAATTGATGAGAATGGACGTTGGACTTCTGGTCAGCAATTGCGTGGTTGGGAAAAAGGAGATGCTAATAATATCATTAAAAAAGGTACTTCTGGTACTGAAATTGAAACTGATAAAGTTGCTGTGTTCTATAAAACTCCTGTAACTGGAGAAAATGGTGATGCACAGCTTATTAAAATTAATTCAAATACATTCCCTGGAACCTATCGGATTGTTGGAGATAGCAATAAGTATGTCTCCAATATTATGAAAATAATATTTAAAAATTTAGTGAACAATTGGGAATCTTATTTGTAAAGATTACCAATGGCTAAGGAAGAAATTATGATAGATATTAATCGTTTGCCGAAAGAAGGCTTTGGATTTATTTATAGTTATACAAGTCCTTCTGGTAAAAAATATATAGGTCAAACGACCACTTCCCTCATTAAGAGGAGTGGTAAAAGAGGACGGGGTTATTTAGGATGTAATGTTTTTTATAATGCAATTAAAAAATATGATTTTGAAAATTTTACTCCTGAGATTATAGGAGAATTTGCATTTAAAGAACTTAATGAAAAAGAACAGGAATATATAAGAAAATTCAATACTTTTATTCCTAATGGATATAACCTTAAAGATGGCGGTCAAAATACTGGAAGATTTAAAAATCCAATATATGCTTATAATCTTGATGGTACTTTTTATAAAGAATATTTTAATGAAGCAGATGCTAGAAAAGAATTTAATATAAATGGTAGTGATATAAGTAAATGTTTGGATGGAAAATTACATTTTGTAAGAGGAAAAATTTGGAAAAGAGAGTATTTTGAAAAAATTAAGCCAATTTATTATACTAAAAATGGTGGTAAATTGGTAGTGCAAATTGAACCGCAATCTAATAAAATAATAAAAATATATAATTCAGCTAGTGCAGCTGCAAAAGAGTTAGGAATTTCACGACCTACGGGAATTTCTAAATGCTGTAATGGAAAACAAAAAATTAGTGCTGGTTATATATGGAAATTTCTTCAAAGCTTAACGACTACAGACCTTCAAAATCTCGAAGGTTAGTGCTAAAATATCTATAATATAGATAAAGATATAGTCTGAACTTATATGTGAATATAAGAAGTTTGAGAAACGAAAACAAATTGACTTATGCTCGTAATCGCGCAACTGGTAAAGATGAGTTAATTATAAAAGCTCATAAGCAATTAGTAATAATTACTTTATAAAATATGGTGAATTGCTGGAAACTCTTAAAGCTAATTAAACTACAACGCAGTTAGACATAACAATCGTGAAAGTTTGAAAATTAATTAGATATATAGATAATCAGCAGCTATGGAGAAAAATAATGGGATTTATATATATGTATACTAGTCCTAGCAATAAAAGTTATATAGGACAAACAAAAACTTCTTTAGAAAAAAGAAGAAAAAATGAATATGGTGAAGGATATGCAGGTAGTCCTTGTTTTTATCATGCAATAATTAAATATAATGGGCTTCAAAATTTTAAATGCGAAATTTTAGAAGAAGTAAAAAACGAATTATTGGATGAAAAAGAAAAATATTGGATAAATTTTTATAATACAATAACTCCTAATGGATATAATATTGATTCAGGTGGACAAGGACAACATAATAATCGTAAAGTAGAACAATATAATGATAAAAAAGAAAAAATAAATTCTTTTAATTCTTTAACTGAAGCTGCTGAAAAAAATAAATGTAGTATAGAGTGTATTTTACATTGTTTATCTGGTAGAACGGCTACAGGAAAAGGTTATTATTGGGCATATGAAGGTGAAATTCCTTTATTTAAAAAGAGTAATCATAGAAAAAGAGTTTATCAATTTGATTTAAATGGTTATTTGATTAAAGAATTTGAAAGTGCAAGAAATGCTGATAGATATTATAATTTACCTATGGGTAGTGTAGCTAATTGTGCAAATAAAAATAATCATAGAAAAAGAGTTGGTGAATATATATTTTCTTATGAACCAGAATTAGATAAATCTTATTATAATGTACCATAGTTCAACGACTAATAGTAGAGATAAGTATCTCAAAGTGCCATATTCCTTAAAATAAGGAAAAGATATAGTCTAATCTTATATGAAAATATAAGCAGTTATAAACGGTATAAATTTAACGAATTTATATGAATGAAATGTTTTCCAATTTATAATTCATCGCGCGAAAGTCGATCCAGCGAATACAATTACTTTGTCAGCGGATGGTGATCCATCTACTTTCAATATGTCTTTGAAAGTGTTGCGTAACATTGGTGATACTGGTATGATTGATCTTGTGAAATACAATTTTGATGATATTAGTTCTGATAGTGTAGATCTTGGTCCTTCAGATACACTTCCAGCTAATGCGACGCAAGCCAGTGACAGTACTACAACTAGTACAACTACTGGACAAGGTTAATAACAATTAATAGGTAGAGGCTAATAACCTCTACCTATATTCTATATGTTTGAACAATATGGAATACAACAAATATATTCTATAAGTATTAAACCTGTTTCGACAATACAATTAAATGGTAAATGGTATGGTCCTAATGAAATTATTTTATATCTTAGTGATGTTGAGGCTGGAAAACTTGTAGAGGAAAAAAGTACACGTGCGGCAGAAGGTGGACAAAATTCACCACGCCTTGTACAATGGTTAACACATAATAATGTTAATTTTTTAGTTTCAAAAGGTGTTTTGTCAAAACGTGATTTTAATTTTTTACTTGATAGTAATATTCTTCATAAGGAGAATGTAGTTTGTTCTATTAGAGAACAATTAACAGTATCTTCTGATGGAATTGTGCGGCTTAGTCATATACCGCAACCTGGGATTTATGTTTATGATTTAAAAGGAGATAAAATTCAAGTTGTAAGAGATGGTAAAAAGATAGAAGTGCCGCAAGAATATTATGAACAAGAAATTACTGTGGACTATTCTTATATTGTAGAAGAAGCCCACACATACTCAATAGGGAAAAACTTTTTATCTAATATTGTTGTAAAAGCAGAAATACAATTTTTACTTAAAGACGATAGTGATGGTGAAGAGTATACAGGGATACTCACTATTCCAAATGCGAATATAGTGGGAGATATAAACTTAATAATGGGTAAAAAGGCTACGCCTATTGTTGGCGATTTTGCAATACAAAGTGTGCAAAGTAAAACAGAGAGTAGGGAAGAACACAGTAATTATAATTTAAAAATTTTAGATAGAGATATTACAGTAATTTAGTAGCCTTTGCCGCAATAGTAGTGGTAAAGGCTATTTTTATATACCATATACCTATAAGGAGGTAGTATGGCTGATGAATTTATTAAATATCGAAGAAATATAAATTATGTAGAATATATTTTAAAAAATCCTTTATATATTCATAATAATCTAAAAAGGAACTATTTTAAACAAACAGTTGATAATTTAGATAATATGGGTGTTGATCCAATTGCTGAAGCTGAAGATTTATATGAGAGATATTTATTTTATTTAAAAGAAAGAGAAGAAAATATTTTAGCAAGTTTAGGCGGACAAGAGGTATTAGATAGAGTTATTGACGAAGCTTTTATATCAAATGTTAATATTAGTGGAATTATTAAAACTTTAAAAGAAGTTTTTTATATGGGTAAAGATATAAAAAGTAGTGTTTCTAAAATAAGCGGAGATGAAGAAAATAGATATTTACGTATTACAACTGGTACTTCTGGTAAAAAGAGAAAAGACTTAGTAGATCCAATTCAATTAGTAATAGATTCTACTAATCCGACTTCAGAAAAACATGGACGTGTTATTAATAATTATAATTATAAAGCTAGTGCCAAATTAGTAAATAAATATCAAAGACAAGCTTTATTAGATATAGTAAGAGAAATTCAAGTTGCAATAAATTCACAAGAAGAAATTAATACAAAAATAAATGAATTTGTTAATAATGATATTCTTTCTAAAAAAATTACTGATAAAGCATCTCCATTTTTTCAATATATTAAAAAAGCTATGTCTTTTCATGCTAAAAGTTCTAATGCGGAATTATTAGAATTTATAGTTGATAAAATGGGTACTTTTAGTGCTTTAACAGGTCAATTTACTGAAGCTGCTGAAATAAATTTTTCAGATGGTTTAAAAGATTTAATAGATAGTAATTTTAGTGCACAACGTGGAGATATTAGAAGTAGAGCACAACGCCAAGGAACTTTTAAAAAACCAGACCTTATATTATCTGGTGGTACTATTTTAGAAAATTTAAATCCTATTACAGTTAGCATGAAAACCATTTCTAATGAAAGAGATATAAAAGTACAGAACAGCCCATTAATGGGTAAAGGTGATGGGGGTATTTATCAAGCTTTTGCAAAAGATAGTCCTAATGTAGCTAAACTTTATTTATACTTAATGTTAAATAATAGTTATTATGAGAATGATAAAGCTTTTGAAATAATTAATTTACTTAATAAATATATGAGTTATATTTTTATTAGTGGTAATATTAAAACTTCATTGGGAGGAAGAGAAATTCCAGCTAATCAAGCAGTTTATATGGTAATTAATCAAAATATAAATTCAGGTGTAAAAACGTCTTTTATTCCAATTAGTAGTATTATTGAAGCTATGAAAGAAGGAGATATTAGAATAACTAATACTAAAAAAAGTACTAATAATTTAATGCCATTATGGTATACAAAATTAAATGCTATAGGCTTTAAAAGACAAAATAGTAAAAGATTACGTAATTTAACTTATGAAAATTTATATAATAATAAATTAGTTATTGATAAAGCAAAAAATATAGTTGACAGTTTATTAACTAGAGATAGAAAAATAGATATAAGATATAATGTTATTAGAGGTATAATTACCTAAGGAGTTAAAGTGGCTAATAAATATACTGTACAACTTGGTGCATCTTTTGATTATTCAAAAGTTGTAGAAGGAATTAATAATATTAAAAAACAATTATCATCTGTTCATGTAGGAGATGATATTGCAAAAAATTTAAAAAAATCTTTAGAGAAAATTGAACTTGATATTCCAGCATTAAAAAAGTTAGATGGTGCTACTGAATTATCCGTAAAAGAAGTAGATAAATATCTAAAACTTTTAGATAAAGTTGGAAAAGAAATAAAAAAGTTTAATTCTCAATTAGATAGTACTGATTTTAGTGGTATGTCTAAAATTGATACTGCTAAAATAGACGCAATTGATAAAAAAATAAAAGAGGCTGAAGCTAGAGTTAAAGATGCTAAAAAAGAATTAGCAAAAGAATTTGTAACTACTAATTTTAAAAATCCTAAAAATAAAAATATAAATAAAATTGTTACAGATCTTTTTCAAGTAGAGCCTAATGAAATAGAAAATAAATTTAAAGAAATTGAAGATACAACTCGACAAGAATATAATAAGTCCATTAATAGAATGGAGCAATTTCTTGCAAAAAGTAAAGCTGGTGATATTACTGGTAGTAATGCTAAAATTATAAATGCTTTTTTTGGAGAAGGCTCAAAAGCTGAGGTTGTATCTGGACAAAGTACAAATCTTGAAAAAGCAATTAGAAGAGCTAGAAATGCAGTACAAGAATTTGGTGAAGGTTCTGAAAAAGCTCATGAAGCTGCAAAAGATCTTGTAGATATTTTAAATAGTCCTACTGTAATTAAAAAAGATTCTAAAAGTTCTCTATTTGGAGAAAATTTACCAACTTTAGATGATATTAATAATTTAAAAGAGGTTAAAACTCATTTAGGTGATATAAAAACTACTTTAGATGAGAAAAAAGAAGTTTTTTCAAAAGATCAAGCAGATCTTATTGGATTAGTTAATGATAAAACTAAAGCGACAGAAGAAGCTATAAGAGGGGTTAAAGAAGCTGAAACTGAAACTAAAAAAGAAACTAAAGAATTAACTGATAGAGTAGATGATTATAAAAATAAATTAGAAGAAAATAGAGAAGAAGCTGAAAAAATGCGGAAAAAGCAAGAAGCTTTAGAAGCAACTTTTGGTTCATTAGCTCGAAGAATTACTTCTGCTGTTTCAGCTATGGCAGTATTTAATAAATCTATGCAAATTGTACGTAGCGCAGTTCGTTCTGTAGAAGAACTTGATGCTGCATTTACACAAATTGCTATTGTTTCTGAACGTAGTAGTGAAGAAGCATGGAAAATGTTTGATAGTTTTAATAAACTTGCTAAACAATATTCTATTACAACAAAAGACCTTACTGAGGGTGCAAAATTATTCTATCAACAAGGTTTAAATGCGGCTGATACTATGAAAATGGTAGAAGCGAGTACGGTATCTGCGGCTTTAGGTGAAGTTACAATGACTGAAGCTGCAAATACATTAACGGCTGCTATTCAAGGTTATAATGAATCTGCTGCTGTAGCTATGGATTATACGGATAAAATAGCTATGGTTGGTGCTGTTTCAGCGGCAGATTTTAATGAACTTAGTGCTGCAATGGAAAAAACTGCTTCATCTGCGTATACTGCTGGATTAGATTTTGATAATTTACTTGGTTATCTTGGTAAAATGATTGAAGTTACAAGAGAAGCTCCTAGAAAATATTATAAAAATATAATTTTCTCAGAAAACTTCTAATATTTTTAATATAAATTTTCTCCTAAGAATATCATATTATATAGAGGAGAAAATAATATGAATAAAAATTTTACAAAACAAGAACGTTTAAATTTAGTAATTGATTTATATATAAATCAACAAAAAAGTATTAATGAAATTAGTAAAGAATTAAAAATTGGATGGGATACAGTAAAAAGAGATTTACAAAAAGCTAATATTGAAATTATTTCTAAAAGAAATAAAGTAATTCCTAATACAACAGTTCGTCAAAATTTGTTTGAAAAAATAGAAACTGAAGAAGATGCTTATTGGTTAGGTTTTTTATATGCTGATGGAACTATAGGAAATACTCGTGATGAAATAAAATTAGAATTACAAGAACAAGATTTAGATTCTGTAGAAAATTTTCATAAATATTGTGAAAATAAAAATAAAATTTATCATCATGTATTAAATAGAAATGGAAAACAATATATTAGTAATTGTTCTTCTTTTACAAATACAAATGTTAAACAAAATTTAATTAAATTAGGATGTATTCCTAATAAAAGTTTAGTATTAACTTGTCCTACAGAACAACAAGTCCCACAAAATTTAATTCAACATTTTGCTCGTGGATATATAGATGGAGACGGACATTTAGCAATTGATAAAAGAAAAGGATATATAGGATGTATAGAGATATTGGGAACAAAAGACTTTCTTTTAGGTTTAGCTAATAGAATGAATTGGAATGAAATTACAATTGATTGTCCAAAGAATAAACAAATTTATAGATTACGAGTAAGAGGTGGAAAAGAAAAAGTTAATTATGAATTAGATAGACTTTATGAAAATAGTTCTTGTTTTTTAAGAAGGAAAAAAGAAATATATTTAAATAATAAACTGGGCACTTATAATAAATAAGTGAATCCTACTTAATTGCGGGGATAGTCTTAGAGCCTAATTATAGGATTGATTAATCCGCAGCGAAGCCCTTACGGGAACGTTCAACGACTAACGGGTAAGCTCCGTGTAGTGACAAGTGTCACAAAAGAGTAGGCTTTATTAATATAATAAAGAAAATATAGTCTGAGCTTATATGAAAATATAAGAAGGAGAGATTAACGACCTCTTCGTAACATAACTGGCAAATCTTGGTACAGCCATGAAAACTATTATTGCTCGTTTTGAAGACATGAAGAAAGATCCAACTAAAATTTTAGAAGACGGAATTTCTGCAAATAAAGTTGAAGATGCTTTAGCTTCAATAGGAGTAGCATTAAGAGATACAGTTGGTGAATTTCGTCCTTTACAAGATGTTTTTCTTGATTTAGGTATGAAATGGGATAGTCTTACTCGTAATCAGCAAGCATATATTGCAACAGTAGCAGCAGGTTCTCGTCAACAATCTCGTTTTCTTTCTATTTTTAATAATTTTGAAAGAACACTTGAACTTATTACTGAATCTCAAAATTCTGCTGGAGCGGCCGCAAAGCAATATGCTATTTATCAAGATTCAATTGCAGCTGCGCAAGCACGTTTAACTGCATCTTGGGAAAATTTTTATTCAAAAATTATAGATAATGATGCGATTAAATTTGTTATAAATAGTTTAGCTAGCTTAGTAGATGCATTGAGTCATATACCTCCTGTAGTAACTGCTGTTGGAGCAGCTTTTGGTGCATTACAAATACAAAAAATAATAAAGAATTTTAATAATGTTACTAGTTTTATTGGTGATATAGCTAATGACTATGGTGCTTTTGCGTTATATGCTAATGACACTAATACATCTTTTAAAGAATTATTAAATTTAACACCTAGACTTTCAGATACACTTAAAAAAGGTTTGGGCGGTATTAAAAATGATATAAAAGATGTTGGAAGTGGTTTTATAGGCGCAGGAAGAGCTGTTGCTTCTTTTGTTGCAACAAATTGGCAATTTGTGGCTGTTGCGGCTTTAGTGACTGCTGCTATAGTTGCTGCTAATTGGGCACTTAATAGACAGAAAAAAGCTTACGAAGATAACATTAAAAGTATAAAAAGTTATAAAGAAGAAGCTGATAAACTTACCGATAAAACTAATAATGCTGATACTTTAATAGAAAGATATGATGAACTTAGTAAAAAAGTTAATCGTACAACAGAAGAACAACAAGAATTAAATAATGTTATACAAGAAATATCAAGTATATATTCTGAAGCTATAGATTGGGTAGATGAATATGGTAATCATCATTTAGAAAATGTTGAAATTTTAAAAGAAGAAATACAATTAGAAAAAGATTTAGCTAAAGAAAAAAATAGAACTGCTCTTGAACAAAGATTAGGAGTATTAAACACTGATTCTAAAAATTGGCAAAAAGAAGATTTTGAAGCTATTGGTTTTAGTAATGCTCAGGTAAGCAGATATTTTAATAATAGAGATAAACTTGATTTTTATAATAATATTAATACTGGCTGGTATTCTCAAAGTATTCTTGGTGGGGCAAAAGCAGATGCCGAAGCTTTTGAAATGACTGGAATGGATAGCTATAGAATCCGTTCTATTAAAAATATTAATAATCTTATTAAACAGCAAAAACTTGATTTCGATGAATTAAATGAATCAACTGCTGAATATGCTGATATTAACAATAGAATTCAACAGATAAGTGATTATTGGAATAGTTTACCAGAAAGAATAGAGAAAGTAAAAACTGAACAAGAAGAACTTGTGCAGTCTATGCGTAATCAAACTACTACTGAATTATCTTTTCTTGATTTAATGTATAATCCTAAAGCTGGCACGGCAACTGCTCAAAAAGCTATTGCAGCAAAATTAAAGACTTTTGTATCTGGATTAAGTAATGATGCTTATAATGAATTTGTAAAAAATTTACCAGAAAAAGATTTAGCTTTATTCGTACAAAATGTAATTGATAAAATAGGCGTAGAAAATTATGATACAGCAAAAGAAGTTTTTGATAAACTTCTTGATCCTAATAAATCAGCAGAAGATTTACAAGAAATTTATACTGCATTAGGAGAATTATTAGGTAATAATTTCATGGATGGTTTTGAAGCTGCATTACAAGCTGAAGCTGATGCTATGCGAAAAACTGCTATAGAAACTTTTAATTCTGTTTTTCCTAATAATAATATTGATTTAAATGGAAAAGAAACTGAACAAATTAATAGATTATCCGAAATTGGAAAACAATATAGTGAATATGGAATTACAGATTTAGAAGCAGAACGTTTAGAACCTTATTTAGCTCAAATAGAAGAAATAGCATCTAAAGCATTAGAAGAAGGAAGTATTGAAGGAGTAGAAGAAGGAATTAATTCTGTTGTTAATAGTGCTAATTTATATGGAAGTTGGCAAAAAGATTTAGTTGATATTGGTAATAAATTAATTGGGGATACAACTAAAAATGTAATGACAAAAATTATGTCAGAAGCCATGGAAGCAGCAGAAAAAGAATTATCAGAATCTCAAGAAAATTTTTCTACAGCATCTTCTATATTTGATAAAGATACTAAAGAAGGTCTTAGTGATAAAGATTTAGAATTTTTACATCAACAAATGGAAAATGCTGATGCTTTTATTAAGATTAATGAAGAAGGTGAAAAATATCTAACATTACTTGGTAAAATTGTATTAATTGAAAAAGAACAAGAAGATTATGCTAATGCTATTAATGAGAAAATTAAACAAAATAATAATTTAATTGAATCTATAGAAAAATCTAATGATAAAGTAAGTGATAGTCAACAAAAGCAAATAGATAATTATAGACAAGAAAATAGATTGCTAGAAGAACAACGAGATAAACTTCAAGACATTCAAAATACTACTATTCGTGCAAGGGCTATAACTGATAATATTTCTTATGCAGATACTTACTATGAAGCTATTAAAGCGATTAAAAATGCAGCAGAAGAAGCTGAAAAAGCTAATGGTAGAATTAAGTATAGTACTTTTGATACATTAAGGAGTTTAGGAAAAGAATATTCTCAATATCTTAACGAAAGATTGGATGGTGAAGATACTTATTATGAGCTTACAGCTGAAAATGCTGAAAATATGAAGAAGATTGCTCGTAATAAATATGAAGAGAATGTAGAAATAGCTAAAGCTGAACTTGATAATCAGATTACGGCACTTAAAGCTGAATTACAATATTTTCAAGCTGTAGCTGATGGAAAAGATAAAGTACGTGTTGATGAATATAATGCTGAAGTAGAAAAATTAAATAATCTTTTAGTTAATAATAAAGAAGCTCAAGATGATATAATTACTAAATATGAAGAAGCTGGTAAAAGTGTTGTTGAAACAAGTGCCACGGATGCTGAAAAATGGGCTAATAACTGGATTACAGCGGCTCAACAAGTGGCTGCAGCAGGAGTAGCTGCTCATCAAGCTTTAATAGATGGAAGCGCTTATACAGGTCCTGATTCTGCTGGCGGTTTTGATAATAAAGGTGCTTCTGGGAATAAAACAAGTAGTGCAAAAGAAGTTGATACTCAAAGAAAAGAACAATTAGCTCAAAGAAAATTGCAACAACAACAGCAACAAAAAGAAAAAATTGTTAGAGATAATGCAAAAAAACTTATGGAAGAAAAAGCCAAAGTTTTAAAAGAAGAACACAATATTACACAAGAAGATGCTAAAAATCAAGTTAATAGGATAAATGCTGCGATTGATGCATTGGAAGCTGCCAAATTAGAACTTAAAACTCTTGCTCCAGATTTAGAAGACATATCAAAAACAGGTGCTTCAGGTGCAGATGAAGCAGAAAAAATGGCTAAAGCTATACAAAAAGCTATAGATAATGCTTCTGACGCTGTTGAAAATTTAAATAAACTTCTCAAAGAAACTATTCGTAATCTTAAAGATATTTCAATAGATTATAATCCATTTACAGATCTCTTCGAAGCATGGGAACATGAATGGGATTATTATTATAATATTAAGCGTCTTATTCAACAAATTGAAGTTCAAGGAAAATATATTGATAATGTAATTTCATCTGATTATACTTCTGCACAAGATAAAGTTGATGCTTATCATGCAAAAATAGGTAATATTACAGCTGCTATTTCAGCTAATGATGCATATATTACAGCATTAAGAGCTGGTATGACACAGACTGGCGTAGAACTTATGCAAGATTTTGGAGATTATTATAAAATTAATCCTGAAACTGGCCAAATATATCAAACTGATAAAAATCTCCAAGATATAAATTCAGCTATTAATCAAGCTAGACAAGAACTTTATGATTTACAAAAACTTCAAAATGAGAAAGAAAATAACTTATCTCTCGAAAATGCTAAACTTGAAGCTTTAGAAGAAGAAAAATCTGCATATGAGGATATTCTTTCTGAAATTGATAGTCAATTAGAATCATTGAGTAATGATGATGATATTATTGCTGATGTTTCTGGGTTAGAAGCTGAAAAGACTAAAGTACAAGCTAGTTTAGATATTTCTGATAATTCTATAGATGCTGCAAAAGATAAAATTAGAGAAATGGAAGATGAAATTCAAGAAATTGAAGTTCAAATTACTTTAAAACAATCTGAAGTTTCTCAAATGGAAAATTATGTTGATAAAATGGAAGATAAAGTTTCTGAATATGAACAATATTGGGAAACTTTAAATGAAACTATTGCAGGTCAGCAAGAAAGACTACAAGAACTCGCAGAAATTCAAAAAACATATATAGATACAGCAATTTCTACTCAACAGGCTTTATATGATGCTATTGTAGAAAATTACCAAGATGAAATTAATGAAAAAAAATCACAATATGATCAGTTAAAACAACTTGATAATGATTATTTGCAATCTGTAAGAGATAGCATTAATAAAGAAAGACAACTTAGAGAAGATAGTAATAAACAACGTAGTTATCAAGCCAATATTCAACGCGCTCAGCTTCTTCAAATGGATACTTCTGGAGCTTTTCGTAGTGAACTTGCCACACTAAATAAAGAAATTAAAAATCAAAGACAAGATTTATATGATGATTTAGTTGATAAGCAAGTTGAAGCATTACAAAAAGAAATTGAAAATCGACATGAATTATATGATAAAGAAGTAGCTGCTTTAGAAGAAAGATTAGCTTTCATGCAGGAAAATGCCATTCTTCTTTGGGAAAAAGTAAATTCTGTTGTTGCACAAGGCTCTGAAGCTATGATGAGCTTGTTAATGGGGACTACTGAATATATTAATAGTAGTGAATTAGAAAAGCAACAACAAAGAGATACTTGGGAACAAGAAGTAAAAACCACTGTAGATGGTGTTAATAATGGCGTTCTTGGAATATTAGAAGGTCTTATTAAAGCTGGTAATAGTTATATTACAGATACTTATCCTGAAGTTCAAGGTGCATTAGAAGACTATACAGAAGTATTTAAAGATGCTTCCGATAAACTTGATAAACAAAATGAAATTGTAGCACAACAAAACCTTAATGCAGAAGCTTATAATGCAGCTTTGGAAGCTTATTATGCTGCATTAGATAGTGGTGAAGACGCTCTAACGGCTTATAATGCAGCACTTGAAGCCGCAGGTAGAGTTTTAGGTACAACAGCAGAAGAGGCTGGTAGAAAACTTGGTTTAGCTCTTGTAGATGGTGAAGATAGTATTTCTAAAAAATTAAGTATTAATATGCAAACTATGGCTGAAAATTTAGGCGTAGGTATGGATGATGCTACTGAAATATTGAATAATAAACTATCAGGAATTGCTTCTAAGTTTGATACAAATATAGATGATATTAGTGCTAATTTAACCAAAGATTTTACTAGCTTAGGTCAAACTTTCCTTGATGTTGGTGGTCAATATGCAGGTTTAAATACTAGTTTAATGAATGCTGACACCGAGGTTTTTGGTCAAGTTTTAACTAGTTTTCAAGAATTATGGAATAGTGGTGCTAATAAATATACTGGATATGCTGAAAGTTGGGAAACTACAGTCACTTCACTTAAAGAAGCAACCGAAGAAAATATTAAAAGTTTAAAAGAATTAAATAAACAATATGAAGGTGATATTAGCAGAGAGATGAATAAAATACCAGGGTCTATTGGAAGTTTTATAGATCAAGTTGAAAAAACTAGTAAAGATATGTATGATGATTTTCTTGCAGAAAGAACAAAATATAGAGATGAACTTGAAAAAGTAATTTCAGAAATTGGTAGTAAAATTAGTGCAGCTATTAGTAGTGCCGCAAGTGCTATAACTGGAGCTGCTAGTAGTGTTAGAGCAGTACCTGATTCAACTCCTGCTCCTTCTAATACATATACTCCTACTAATAATACATCTACTAATACTGATAAAGTTCCTACACAAACTTCTGGTAATATTGGGGGGAATGAACCTAAATATTATGTTGGATATGTTAGTTATTATGATACAAAAGGTAACGCTCATGAAAATGGAATAGAAATAATTAGAAATACATCTTCAGAAGTTGCTGAAGATTTAAAAAAACGAGTTAGTACTCTTCAAAATTTAGGGAATATAGTTGTTGGAACTTCTGGACCATATCCAAAATATTTACAAGGAGGCCTTGCGAATTTTACGGGACTGGCATGGCTTGATGGCTCTAAATCAGCTCCAGAACGAGTTTTATCTCCACGCCAAACTAAACTTTTTGAATCTATGGTTTCATCTCTTGAGAAAACAGCGAATAATTCGACGATAAATTCTGGTTTTAATTCTTCCTATAATATAGGTGAGATTAATACAGTCATTAAGGTAGATAAACTTGATAATCAAACTGATATTAATGAACTTGCAAAACAAGTGGAAAATAAAATTGTTAGAGATATACGGAACAAAGTTTCTGTGTCTATCAATAAAGGAGTATAAAGGATGCTTGAATATCTAAAAGATGGTTATTTAGGCTTTACTTTTGATGGACGGCACAGTAGTGAATTTGGACTTTTGGTGGTTAGCGATGGAAGTCGCTACCACCAAAATTTATTTTCTAATTTTTCAGATAATATACAAACAGTACCTGGCAGAAATGGTGGTTACTTTTTCGGCACTCAATTAGGGATGAAAGATTTTGAAATAAATTGTGCTTTTGATGAGATGACTACTCACATGAGAGATGAAATTCAAATGTGGCTTTATCCAGATAAAGTAGGTTGGTTGATTTTTGATGAAATGCCTTATAAAAAATATTTAGTAAAAATTGCGGCAATACCTAATTTTAACTTTTTACCTTTTACAGAATTGAAGTCTATACATAATTATAATATAGAAAAAGAAATATTAAAAGGTGAACTTAATATTCAATTTTTTAGTTTTAATGAATATGCTTATGAAAATGAAGGATATGAATTACCTAAAATAGATAAAGATGAGGTAATTCCGCAACATGCTATAGATAGTGGAATTTTACCTTTAAATTATAAACATTTAGAAATTTTTTTATCAGGAGAAAAAATTAATGTAATTCCAAAAGATACTGAATTTAGTTTATATAATGCGGGAAATGGTATTGCAAAATTAAATTTAAGTTTTTATATATTGGCAGAAGATATAGAAAATAAGAATTTTGAATTATTTAATTATGAAGATGGACAAAAATATATTATAAATAATATAAATTCTTTATTTGAATCATTAGGTTATTCTGATATAGATAAATTTAAAATAGAAATATCCTCAAATAAACAAGAAATATATGCAACTGGATATGATGAATTATATAATCCAATTACTGAACGGATTAATATAGGTAGTAATTATAATCATTATTATCCTAAAATTTATCATAAAAAACTTACTCAAATTGCTATAATGTCACAAGTATTAGGTGATCGGCAGGAACCTGAGCCGCTATTCACAACTTATTCTTATAGTAGTAAGGGTTTTGAGCCAAGTGATAAACAAAATAGAAGTTATAGTTTTGAAGAAATAAAAGATATATGGACTAATTATACAATAGTTACAAAGGAAGGTGTATATCCTATAAATAATATAATTAATCCAGCTTTTATGTATGTTCATTTGGATCCAGATTCTTTAAAAGGTGAATTTGGTACATATCAAAATAGATATGTAACTCCACAAAATGAACTTGTATATTTAATATATCCAAATAAATATATAGCAAATTGTGCTATGTATAATTTTATTCCAGAGTATAAAAATACTTATATATAATGGAGAAATATGATAGGCGATAAAAGGAATTTTAGTTTATCCATATGGGATCATAAGGATAATTTTCTTTGTCTATTAAAATCACCAAATCAAGAGATTAATGGACAAAGTTATGATGAACAAATTGTAAAAAATATAAATGGTGAACAAACATTAAGTTTTGATATACCTGCTTATATTTTTGATACAGAATCTCAAACTTTTATAAAAAATGAAAAATGGGATTATATTTTTAATGAACAAAAAATTCGATATACTAAATATGATGATGATAATAATAATCCTATTCAAATAAAAGAATTTGTTCTTAAAAATCATATAGAAAATCGTAATGGATATGAAAAAACAATAAATTGTCAATGTGAATTTTTAGCAGTTTATGAATTAGCAAAAACAGGTTGGAATATTAATTTTGATATAGATTATGTTAGTAAATATGAATCTGAACAAAACGATTCTGATTTAATTACATTAGATTATTGGTTAAGAAAAATATTTTATAAAGAAACTCATTTAGGTAGAGTATCTACTACAACAGAATGTACTTATTTACTTCAAGGTATGCAACTTCGTGATGAAGAAGGTTATCCTATTAGTACAGATTATACAATAGATGAAAAAGGTAATTATAAATATTTATATATAGATGAACCTATTTGTGATAGTACAACAACTTTACAAGAATATTATAATCCAACTGGTTGGCATTGGGAAGTGCAATCTGTATATAAAAATGATCCAGCTCAAACATCATTAACTACTGTTTTGTATGAAGAACCAACAATTACTGTATATAATGAGGTATACCCAAATCAATACAAAGCTTTTAGTTATCAAAAAGTAATTGGAGAACCTGATTCTACAAAAGAACTTAAAGTTCATCCTATTAAAGAACAAAATTATGGAACTCTTCAATATGTTACTGATATTAAAAAACATTTAATAAAAGTAGAAAGAAGTAATATTTTTTCAATTATTCAAACTTTATGTGAAGCATTTGAAGTATGGGCATATTTTGAATATAATTATGATGAAAAAGGTCATATTATTGATAGAAAGATTTTATTTAAATCTGAAGCTGTTAATGATGATATTAAGTTTGATTTTTCATATGGGAAAAATTTACTAAGTTGTTCAAAAACTATAGATTCTAATGAATTAATTACAAAATTAACTGTTCTAGATACTAATAGTAGTTTAGATTCTGATAGAATTTTATCTATTAAACAAGCAAGCGGCAATCCAACTGGTGAAAGTTATTTATATAATTTTGAATATTTTTATAATCTTGGTGCTTTAACAAAAGGTGAAGATAATGAAGATAGTGATGAATTTAAAATCAATCTTCATAATGGTACTTTAAAAAGTTGTAATAATGCAATTACCAGAGTCCAAAATACACTTGTGCCGCTCTATGATAGAAAATCTACATTAGAAGCAGATTTAGAAGTTCAACAAGCTAGTTATACAGCTATTATAGAAAATATTAAATCTATACAAGATAAAATTGATGCTATTCCAGCAAATGAAAGAGAAATTTCTTGCTGGAGTGAAGATATTAATCAATATAATTATATTGGTGAACTTAAAACTGTATCAACCACTACTGTAAATGGCGAAACAAAATATTATATTGATTTTGGTAGAGAAGATATTTTATATGATAAAAATATTAATGTTATTGCTTGTCAATATGATGTAAATAATAATCTTATTGAAGGTGAACAAATTTCAATATCTAGTTATATACCACGTTATTATACTCATGAAACATGGATAGTTGGAACTAGCACATCTGATGAAAGTTTTACTTTATTAGATTCTTCAATTGGGAAACCGGATTATGGTAATGATGAATCATTAAATTATATAAAAGGATTTTATTTAAATAGTCCTATACGTTCGTATATAAGAGTTAAATATAAATATGCTCCATTAGCTTATTATTATACTCTTATGCGTCAATATTATAATAAATTAAAAGAATTATATAATGATATTGAAAATTTAAAATCTAATATTAAAGATATAACAAATAAAATTCTTGTTTATGAGTTAAATCTCTCCAATTTACTTTCTAGTAAAAATAAACTTATATTAGAATTTGAGAAAAAGTATAAGAATTTTATTAGAGAAGGATATTGGGAACCAAGTGATTATCAATCTCAATTAAATTCTAAAACTTTAGATACTGATAATCCATCTAGTAAATTTGAAGGAATGATTACTGTTACTACTAAATTATCTGATTTAAATCTTAATGATAGTTTACATAATTATAGCTATTATATAAATTTAAATGTATCAGCTAATGAAATTGATATAGATAGTATTAGTATGACTACAGCTAATCCAAATCAATTAACTATAAATACTCAGTTGCCGCGCTACCGTGGTAATGATTATGAAGTATTCTTAAGTAATGATAATAATGTAATTATTGGTATTAGCCCTAATTTAATTGACAGTTATAACACACATGAATATGATATAAATTATTATAAAAGTACAGTAAGTTATTCTACAAATGGTGAAAATGTTAGTAATGAATATAATTGGATATATTTCAGTGGTAAAGATTCTTCTCCTTCTATTCAAGAAAAATATATTTATCTTACAAATGATAATTTACTTATAGAATCTTTAAAAGTTTATGGTGATTCAATAGATAATGATAATGAATTAGAAGAAAATACTGATTATACATATCTTTTTGATTATGCTGGATATGATGATGAAGGACATAGAGTTCCTTTGGATGAACAAAGTTCTTATTCTAATGATATACATTATGATTATATTATAAAAATAACATTAAAAAATACTAATAAAGTAAACTCATATTCTAAATATATAGTTACTTATAATGAAGAAAATACTTTACAATTTTTATATAATGATGCTGTAAAAACTAGTAATAAATACGCTGTGCCGCAAATCACATACTCTGTTTCAGTATTAGATTTATCTTCTCTTGAAGAATATAAGGATTATGATCCTACTCTTGGTCAAAAGGTACCTATTTATGATGTAGAAATGGGATTGAATGGATATGAAGGAATTATTACTTCAATATCAAAAGTATTAGAAAAACCTGAAGAAACAAATATTGAAATAGCAACTTATCAAACTAGATTTGAAGATATATTCCAAAAACTTACTTCTACGATGACAGAAGTAAAATACAATGAGTCTGAATTATTAAATGCAGCAAATGCTATTACTGAATTTGGTACAGTAAAAGAGCAAGTTTTTCAAAAAAGTTTAGACACTAATAATTATAAAATTCAATTAGGTACAAATAATGATATTACAATTGATAAGAAAAGTGGTATTACTTTAGTAGACGAAGATAATTATAGTGCTGTAAAAATTATAGGTAATGGTATTTTTCTTACAGAAGACTATAAAGGAAGTAATTCTGAATGGAAAACTGGGATTACAGGTAATGGAATTAATGCTAATGCTTTAACGGCAGGTAATATTGATACAAAAAATATTAATATTTGGAATGCTAGTGAAGGACAAGTGCGTTTCATCTGGAATGAACAAGGTCTTTTTGCATTTGGAGCAGATGGAGTTACAGGAACTTCTGCAAGTACAGTACAAGATTTTATTGATTATAATAAATATATTAAATTTAACCAAGAAGGCTTAAGATTTAATGATGGAAAACGTTCAGCTTTATCTCTAGGTTGGGATGGTCTTAAAATGGACACTCTTGAGGGAGCATTAAGATTAGATGCTAATGAGGGTTTAATTTTAAGAAAAAATGGATTAGAAGATTCTGTTACTAGATTAAAATTAGGTAAAATTAGTAGTAGCACTTCTGATAATTATGGTCTTAGGCTTTTTGATTCAAGTGGCTCAACTAGTTTTCAGAGTGATTCAGATGGTAATTTATGGTTATCTAAGTATATAAATATTGGTGGTACTTTTAATGAAATTCAAGAAATACCTGTTGAAGCTACAGCTGGTATTGTGGGTGAAAATAGTGTTCCATATAAATATCAAATGGGTATAATGCGAGATTTTAATGGTGATGTTTATTGGAATATAAATCCTATTAGATTTTGGGCTGGGCCGCAAACTTATGCACAATATTTAGAAAATGTACAAATTACTTCTGAAGAAGTAGCTAGTGCGACAACAATTACATCTCAAATTTTAAATTCTATTACAACTAATGATCCAACCTTAGCACGCTTTAAAGTTGATGCAGATGGTAATATAGTTGCATCTGGAATTGATGTAGGTGGTTGGATTGGCGCAGGAAAACTTTTAAGAAGTAAAAATAATGAAGCTATATTACGTTCAGATGGTTATACTAACTCTACTCCAAATTATCCTGTTATCGCAGTTGGTAAGTCTACAACTACAATAGATGGAAGAGATTATAATTTTAGAGTATATCAAGATGGTAGTGTAAATATTAATAAAGGTAATATACATATTGGAAATTTTGATGTAGATGATCTAGGTAATTTATCAGTAAGTACAGATACCTTTAAAACAGGAGATGATGGTACTTATTTATATACGCAAGGATTTTCTACTACTCCTGATGGTACTTCTATTAGTACAAATGGATTCCAAACAAATAGTGGCGGAACTTCTGTGAGTACTGCAACATTTAAAACTGATAGCGAAGGTACTGAATTATCTACAAGTACATTTTCTACAGGAGCAAATGGTAGTTCATTATCTACAAATACATTTAAAGTTAATAATGCGGCGGCAGACTTAATAAAAGGCTCTGTTGCAGGTTGGACGGCAAATAAAGATAGCTTACAAATAGTTACTACAAATGAACAATATGGAACTTATTTATTTGCAACAACTAATCCAGAAGGACATACTATTATTTCTGGTAAGAAAAATGACCCATCTTTTTTTGTTCAAAATAATGGGCGTGTTTATGCAAGAGATTTAATTATTGAGGGTGGAGAAATTAATATTTTTGGTTCTGGATTTAAATCTAATAGTATAAGCACTTCTCTTGGTAATATTGATGTAGAAAATGGTCAAACTATAATTGGTTCTGAAGGTGATGAAAGTACAGAAGTTTATTTATATACTGGTGAAATAGCAGGATGGAAAGCTACTACAACTGGACTTGAAATTGTAAGTGAAACTAAAATTAATGGTGTTTCTACAACTTTTAAAACTGGAATGTACTCAAAGGGTGAATATTCAGCTACGACTTATCAATCTGGACCTTCAGCTGCACCTACTTTTGTGGTTAAAAATGATGGTTCTGTTTTAGCAGATAATATTAAAATCACTGGTAATGCATTATCAAAATCTACAGATAAAATTATAGATGCTAATAATGAAACTTTTTATGTTACAAAAGAAGGTAAAATTAAAGCAACTTCTGGAGAAATTGCAGGATGGAATATTTCTACATCAACTTTAGAAGCAACGATAAAAGTAAATAATAAAAATTATTATGAAGGTATTCAAAAACCAAATACTACTACAGACATAGTATTTTATGCAGGTGAAAATAAGTCAAATCCTAAATTTAAAGTTTTAGCAGATGGTACGTTATATGCACAAGGAGCTGTAATTAGTGGTACTGTAGAGGCTACAGTTGGTGAAATAGCAGGATTTACTATTGGACAAAAAGCTTTATGGAATAGTAAATCTACTAGCACAGATGAACATTCTGGAGTATATGTCGGAAATGATGCTATTGCTCTTGGTGCTGATAATTCTTTTAAAGTAGATAAAGATGGTAATTTGGAAGCTAGAAATGTAAAAATTACTGGAGGAAGTTATTCTTTTACTACCAATGTTTTAACATTTACAGATGCACAAAATCAGGTTGTTTTTAATGTAACTAAAAATGGTAAATTATCTGCAAAGAGTGGTGATATTGCAGGTTGGGAATTTAATGATAAAAGATTAGTAAGTTCTACTACAATTTCTAATAAAACTTATAATACTGGTATAGCTACTATACAAGCTAGTACTACAAAAGTATTTTATGCGGGAACAAATAATAATCCAGAATTTTATGTTTTAGCTGACGGGACCGTGAAAGCTACTAAATTAGATATTACTACAGGTAATTTAGGTGATGCTTTTACAAATGTAAGTAATAATATTACTTCATTATCTTCTAATATAAACAGTAATATAAATTCATTATCATCAGCTATTAATTTACAAATTGTTTCATTATCTACTGATATAAATGGAGATTTAAATTCATTATCAACAACATTAATTGGACAAATTAATTCGTTATCTACAGATATAAATATTGATATAAATTCATTATCAACAGATGTAAATGCTAAAATTAATGGACTATCAGATAGTAGAATGGAAATTTGGTATTATGATGTAAATCCATCTTCTTCTGTTGAACCTGAAAAAGATTGGCTTAATCCTGATATTAGAAATATTCATATAGATGATTTATATTACAATATTAGTACTGGTGAAGCTTTTAGATATACTAAAGAAAATAATAATTATAAATGGGAAGCGATTCCAGAGTATTCTGTAACAGCTCAACAATTAGCTAATCAAGCTAAAAGTATAGCTGATAAAAAACGTACAGTATTTACAAGCACCCCAAAAGGTCCTTATGATATTGGAGATCTTTGGATAATTAATAATAATGGTTATGAAATACAATATTGTATAAGTGCTACTACAGTTGAAAATGCTTTTAGTAATAATGATTGGCAATTAGCTGCAACTGATAATACATTAGCTAAACAAACTATAAAATCTAGTAGACAAGTTTGGAGAGCAAGAAAAAATACAACTTCTCCTAATAAACCTGCAGCTTCTGACACAATTGTATCTACAAATGTATACGATCAATGGACATATATTGTGCCTTCTTTTAGTACAACTTATCCGCATTATTTTTATACAAATCAATATATAAAAGGTGATAATACTACTACATATAGTGATGTTATATATGATAGCACTTTTTATAATTTAGAACAGAAAGCTAGTTCTGAATTAAGTACTTATATAACTTCTAATAATACTATTATAAATGCTTTAACAACTCAAGTAGATAATCAAATAGATGTTTGGTATAAAACAGTAAATGCATCTACTTCTGTAGCTCCAACAACTAGTTGGACTACTAATGCTATTAAAGATTTACATATTGGAGATTTATATTATAATATAGAAAATGGTCTTAGTTGGAGATATGATAAAACTAATAATGTATATTCTTGGAAAGAAATGCCAGAAAGTACTAGTACATTATTATCAATTTCGACAGCTCAAGCTACTGCGGATGGAAAACGCACAGTATTTGCCACAACAAATATTCCATATGCGCCATATGATATAGGAGATTTATGGGTAAATACTAGTACAATGTTAGTAAAATATAGTAATACTAAAAGGACAGATTCTTCTCAACATAGTAATGATTGGAAAGATACTGTAGGTAATAAAAATATTAAATCTTCTATTCAACTTTGGTACGCTAATAGTAGTAGCACGGCTCCTACTAAACCTTCTTCTGAAATTACTTCTACTGCAACAACTGGAGGTGGTTGGCGTAAAGTTGTTCCAACTTATACAGATAATAATCCATATTATTTTTATTGTTGGCAATATAAATTTGCTGATGACACTTTTGATTGGTCAGATGTAATATTTGATAGAACAATTTCTGGAATAAAAGATAATTTAGCTAGTTATATTAATACTGAAATAGGAAATATACAAGATCAAATTGATAATCAAGTTGAAGTTTGGTATTATGAAGGTACACCTACAGCTTCTAATGAGCCTACCAAAAATTGGAATACCATTGCTCTTAAAGATGAACATATTGGAGATATGTATTATGATTTAACAAATAAAAAGGGATATAAATATACTAAAAATGATAATACATATTCTTGGGAACAAGTTAATATAGGTAATGCTTTTTACACAGTTGATGCAAGAAGTATAGCTGATAATAAACGTAGAGTATTTACTTCAGAACCAAGTTCTCCTTACGATGTAGGTGATTTATGGGTAAAAGGTAATGAAGTAAGATATTATAATGGTACAGGATGGATATTGACAGCCACAGATGATACAGTTGCTAATAAAAATATTAAATCTTCAACATTAATTTGGTATGCAACTGATAGTTCTACAACTCCTAATAAACCTAGTAGTAAAATTACTCAAACTGGGAATGTATATAAACAATGGACAATAGCAGTACCCACAACTAATATTGGATATCCATATTATTTTTATACAACTCAATATGAATTAGCAGATGGTATTCTTTCTTGTGATAATGTTAGTTATGATTCTCATTCAGTTGGTGGATTTATAGCTGATACAACTGGAATACAATTACAAAAAGTTGATAATTATTATATTGGGATGCAATCCCCTCCAAATAAAGCAACAAATGATGTTGTTATATATGCAGGAACTAAAGGAAAAGGACTTACTACTAATGAATTTGTAGTTACAGCCAATGGTAATTTAAAAGCTATTAATGCAGAAATAGTTGGTAATATTACTGCTAATACTGGTTATATAGGAACTACAACTGGATTTAGTATTGATAATAAAAAAATATATAATGGAAAAAGTACTCTTGCAGGAACTGCTAATGGAGTTTATATAGGTACAGACGGTATTTCTGTTGGTAGTAGTTCTAAATATTTTAAAGCAAATGCTAATGGCACTATTGAAGCTAATGGATTAACTATAAAAAATGGTTCTATTTCAATTGGTAATTTTGCAGTTGATAGTAATAGTACCTCAATAAGTACTTCACAATTTAAATTAACTCCTGATACAGTTTCATTATCTACTCCTTCATTTATAACAAATAATAGTAGTAGTGAATTTAAAACTGGTACAATTTCAGGTTGGACAGCTACTGGTGATACTTTACAAATTATAGATTCAACTAATACATATGGTACTTTATTAAAAGCCAATCCTAATTCTACAGGAATAGCTATTGCTGCAGGTGTAACTACATCACCAGCTTTTAAAGTATATAATAATGGTAAGGTAGAAGCAAGTAATTTACATATTACTGGTGGAAGTATTAGTATTGGAAGATTTAATACAAATAGCACTAGTGGTAGTTTAGGTGATCTTATTTATGATAGTACTAGTACTTCTTTAGGTGGCTTAAAAACTGACAGTACAAGTACTTCAATTGGGACTCTTAATTTTGATGGTATAAATACTATATTATCAGGAGCTAATACTACTATTGGAACTGGAAATAATAAAATTGAACTTAATGCAAATGGAGTTAGTAATTATACTTTACAATCATCTGGAACAATCGGAAAAGATGATAATACTGGTAAAATTACTGTAAATAGTAGTGGTAATCTTACTTATAAAAATAAAGGAATAGAAAGTAATTCAAACTCTTATGCTTTAAAAGAAGGTGGAACGGTTGGTGGATGGACAGCAACTAATGATGGATTAAGAATAGTTAGTAATGATAATAAATATGGTGTATTGTTACATGCTGTATCAGCTACTACTGATGGTTCTGATAAAACTAAAAAAGTTATTGCTGCTGGTGATGTTGTATATAGTAATGGTCAATATAATTGGAATGCTCCTCAATTTTATGTAACAAAAGGAGGATTTCTTCATGCTGAAAGTGGTGAAATAGCCGGATGGACTTTAAGTCCTACAGAGTTTAGCTCTTTTAGTACTGGTAATAATAAATTTTATACAGGGATACGTAAACCATCTAATAGTACTGATGTAGTATTTTATGCTGGTACTAGTGGTACTACAAATATTAAAAATAATCAATTTTATGTACAAGCAAATGGACAAATTAAAGCTACTGGATTACAAATATCTTCTGTGAATGGATTAGCTACAACATTAAATTCTATTACTACTAATGTTAATTCTGTATCTACCAAAATTAATTCTGTATCATCCAGTTTATTAACATTATCACAAACATTAGTTAGTTTAAGTACATACGTAGATGATATAGATATCGGAGGAGGCGATCCATCATATGTTGGAGGTTTTGTTAATACTACTACAGGAAATTCTGGATTAGATAATTATACTGGTGGTTATTATGTAGGTATGCGTTCTCCTAATGCTAATAATAATATAGTCTTTTATGCAGGAACAAGTGGTGCAGCTGACGAAAATGATCAATTTACAGTGAAAGCAGATGGTTCTGTAAAAGCTAGTAATCTTACTTTAACTGGTGGAAGTATTAATTTAAGTAATAATTTTCAAGTAACAAATACTGGAGATGTATATTTTAATGGAACAATTAGTGCTTGGTATGATACTGCTTGGCGTACTGGAGTAATAAGTGATGCCTTGGTTCTTAAAGATTATCAAGGAAATATAAAAAATGTTAGAGTAGTAAAAGGTTTAATAGTAGATATTAGTTAAAATGTCTAAATATATCCTATCCGTTTATCAGCGGGGTTGGCCGGTTGGCTTATGGTTAGCCGGCCGGCTAACGGGGAATACTAATTGTTAATCCCGTGTCATAGTTTAGTGCGACGATGTAACGACTAGATTTGTAATTAAATCGTAAACTTATTATTGATACATAAGTTGAAATGGATATACTTGTTAAGAGATAGTCTAATTTTATAGGAAACTATAAAAATAATTGATTTTTACTTATTATAATTTTGAATTATTACCAATAGGAGCTAATATAAAAATAAATTGTGTTTCTAGTAATATTTCAGTAGGAATAGGAGAATCTTATTTTATTAGTTCTATACAATATTATCATTCTATGACTTTTGAATATATTAATAATAATGGTATAGTTATTGGAATAGAGACAAATCTTACTGTCACTAATGCGACTTGGAATGGCGCTTTAGGTGGAACATATAGTTTTACATTAACTGAAAATGAAATTACTAAAAATAATGGAGTTTATATTAAATTACTTTGTAATAAAGTAAAAATTCCAACTTTTATATATAATTATGGTAATAATGGATTTTCTTATGCTAATTTTAATGGAAATGATCGTGTTACAATAGGTAGTTATTCAGCTGGAAATTCATGTAATTTAGCCTCTTATTTAACTGTAAGTTGGAATTTAAATGAAACTCAAACTTTGTATTATGGAGAAAATTCTAATACTTATAGATATTATAGATTTTATGGTTTTTGGGAATATTATAATGGTTCTAAAAATGGAGAAAATATTGGTCAATTTGTAAATCATAGTAGACAAATACCAAATATTACAATACCAAGACTAGATGGTAATAATTCTGGTTTTACTGATTTAGGTGCTGAAGATGAATATGGAAATTATTGGGAACCTTATTTCTGGACTACTCCTGGTATTACAAAATTTACAATTGGATATGGGATTTGGTATTTTGGAGAAAGTGGATGGGTATCTAATAGTAGAAGTAAAATAATTGGAAATAATGTTAAAAAATATAATTCAGAAGGATATTATAACTTTGTTAACATTGATACAGAAATTAATAATAATAATGGTTTACCAACTTTATATGAATTATCTAATTGGAAAGGTAAACAATTTTATTATGGAGGAGGAGGATACTATTCTCCTTCTGAAGTAACTTTACAAACTATATGGTATTAATAAAAAAGCCTATGCAAAATTGCATAGGCTTTTATTTTATATTTATAAAATTTTTTAAAGTAGCTAATTGATTCATAGTAAGTTGTAAATTACTACTAATTAATTCTTCTTCAGTAATTCCTCTATCAAAAATATCAACTTCCAAATTAGCTAATTCATTAAGTTCTTGTTGGGCTTCTTCAGCAGTTTTTGTTTCTTTAAAACTAACATTACCATCATTTATGATAAGCTGACCTTGTTCATCTTTGTCAGCATATTTTTCAATAATAAGTCGTCTTTGTTTTTCAATAATTTCATTTTCTTTAATTAAATCTTCACTCAATCTTAACAGCTTAGCCGCCAAACTTACTGGCATAGATTTTTCAGCTAATCCCATAATTGTTTGAAGACTGTTAGCAATAATAGCACTTTTAACTTTCAAAATTTACCATCCTATTATTTCTTAAATATTTATCAACTCCATATTTTCCTAATAATATAGCATCACATTCATCTTGTGTAGCTTGGAGGTTATATATTCGTTGAACAATAAGTTGAGCACTTTTCTTTTGATCTACTCTACTTTTTCCAGTGACTCCTGCATTATGTTTCCATGTAGCAGGTGGAATAATATAATATTCGACATTATTTTTTTTGCTTATATATTCAAGTACGCCTTGTAATTTTGCTAAAACTTTAAAAGTTATAACATTACTTTGTTGTTGAATATCTTCAAGAATAATTGTATTTGGTTCCCATTTATCTAATAAATTAGTAAGCCAATCACCTAACTCTAAAATTCTATCACTAGTGTCATTATTTTTAGTAGCATATTTTCCATAACTTACTAATTCTTTATTATCAAAAACTGCCCAACCTGTTATATGAGTTGCATTATCCAAAGCTATAGTTCTTTGAGAATTTTTCTTTTTTTCTTTTATAACACTATTATGATTACAAATGCCGCAAAAGGGTGATTTACGCCATTGTTTTAACGTAAGCTGTAAAATATGCCCTTCTGGACATTTAAAATCCATAATAGTATCTAAATTTTTATATTCATTTGTTAATAAAGTCCAGCCTAATGCTGAAACTTCATCTTTTGCGGCATCAAGCTTTTTCCCCATTTTGTTTATCGGTGGACCCAAATCCACCTTCTCCACGTTCAGTTTCGCTTAATGAATCTGAAATAAGAAAATTACCATGATAAGTTGGAGCAATAACAGCTTGTGCAATTCTATCACCTTTATGATATTCATATGGTTCAGTACCATGATTATAAAGCATGACTCCTAATGGTCCTCTATATCCACTATCTACTGTACCTAAAATACCTTGTACAGAAGTTTTTACCGTCATTCCTGAACGTGGTCTTACTTGCATTTCATATCCATCTGGTATTTCAACTCGCAAGCCTGTAGGTACGATAGATACTGTTCCGGGCTGAATGGTTCCATCACTAGAAGTATATAAATCGGCGCCCGCATCGCCAAAATGAGCATAAGTAGGGATAGTAGCATCTTCATTATCCTTTGTTACTTTTATATTTACTGTACGGCTAAAGCCTTCTTTTATAATTTTATCAAGAATATCTTTATAAACTCCAACAAGTGCAGAAATATATCTACCTTTAGGAGAAGTTGGTTTTACAATTTTAAAATAATCATTTGCAATACTATCATAATTTTCTTTAATAATATTAATATCTGCAATTGTATAACCTTGTTCTAAAAATTCAGTTTTAGTTTTATTAACTAAATCTTGTTCTTCAACCATTTTTTTAAATTCTTCTTCTATTTGAGGAAGAATAAGTTCAACTGATTCATCAGGAAGATCTTGAATAGTTTTAAATACTTGTTTTATCTCATTTTCCATTTTTTACTCCTGTAATCCATTCACTATGCGGCAATCCTTCAATCCAATTACAAAAAATATGCCAATCTGGAAGTTTATGATTTTTTCTTTGAGCATATATAGTTTTTAATTGTCTATAATTAGTAGTTAATCTAGCTGTATATTCAAAACCAGATGGAATATTATAAATAACGTTATAAAAATTTTCTTTTGTTGGGTGTTCTTTATATTGTAATATTGCTGCTCTTAAAATAGATTTTATATTTTCATTCACATATTTATTACAACATTTATCAATATCCATATTCATAATTCTATGCATTGTAGACATAGAAGAACAAAAATCTATAAAATGATAACGTTGAAGTTCGACCCAAGTTTTTAAAGGAAAAGTAAGATCAAATTGAACAATAATACTCGTTAAAAATTGATCATGACCAGAGCCTACTGCAGCACTAGCTAATTTATCTGCTCTTTCAAACTCTTTTTCAGAAATAGATAAAAAAGAAAAATCCAATGGTTCTGTAGCCATTGGATAACCACTTGCCGCAACACTTTCGTTTAATCCAAATATTTTTGTACCACTTATATTACTCATACGCCATATGCTTTTTCTAAAGTAACAATAAAATATTCATCTCCACTTTTCTTCTCTACTTTTTTCTGTGAAGAGTATTTAGTAAGTTCAAATTCAATAGATTGTTTAGCATCTTCAATAAGCTGTTTAGCTTCTTGTTCAGTATCAACCATGTAGGTATCTTTTCTTTTAGTAAGCATTATTCCTCTTTTCTGCAATAAATACATTTTCCATTTTTAAATTCATGATTACATTGTTTTTGTAGTTCAAAAATATTTTGTTTTATTTGTTTTATTTCATTTGGTTTAAAAATAAAAGTAGCCGCACTTTGATATAATTTTTCATATAATTCATCAATTTTATTTTGTAATTCAAATTTATCGTAGTCCATAAATCCATTCCTCAGTTTTATTTTTAACTCCTGCTCGTGTAATTGTAGAAATTTGTTTATAAAAATTTGGATATTTCTCTTCTATTTGTCCACACATATTATTTGGATCACCACGTTCTTTTAATTTGTCTGTAATAGTATCAGGTTTCTCCATAAGAAAATAATATTCTATTCTTCTCATTGTAGTATCATATTTTCTAACTGGTAAACTATAATCATATATAGGATATATACGTTTTCCTAATGAAAGAAAATACATACAAGCATCACAAATTTTTGCAAAATATTCTACTTCTTCATTTTGTTTATAATGATTTAAATATAAAAATAATGAACGGGCTGGAAATTTTTTTAATATATTATAATAATTATCTACTATTTCTTTAAAATTGTCAAGAATTTGAGGAATATCTAATATAATTTTAGTTGGGTATCTTGTAGAACTTATCTGTAATTCGTGCTCAGCAATAAATTTTAAATCTTCTATACTATGAACAATTAAATTATGTCTACATACAAATCTCTGTCCGCTATCACGCTTGAGCCGCAAACAAAGTTCTTGCCATCCTTCATTACTAGTTAAATCAAAATCATATAAAATAATTTTTTTATTTTTAATTTTATTATTATTTATTTCCCAATGCCAATCTGGATAATAATATCTTAAATAGTAATAATCACTAAATAGACTTGCGGTCCAACGTGTTAAAGTATCTTGTAATATTGTTTGTCTAATAAAAGCTCCATATGAAACAATATCTGGTTCACATTTTTCAATTTCATCATCCATTGGAATCCAAGTATCTCCATAAAAACAAGTTCCAATAAGATGTACATTATTATTCATTTGGAGTTTAAGTAAGTCTTTATTTACTACATGTCGTCTATTATTAAAAATATAGAATAAATCATAATTATTATATTGTTTATAATCTTGACATAATTCTATAATATTATTTTTATTTTGTTTGTAATAAGAATAGACCTTCATGAGATCTATTTCTGGAAATTCATATTTTATTTTCCCATATGCAGATTTATTTACATCATAAAGTCCTATTCTCATTAATCATCTTCCCTTTCTGATTTTGAAGTTATTATTCCATTTTCATTAATACTATCAATTAATATTATAGAAGAACTAAATTTACTATTACTATAATTTTTACGAATAAAAAAATCATCTCTTCTAATTCCTATTATCATAAGTTTATTTCCTCTTGTAAACCAAGATTTTTCAATAATGTGTTTTTTACCTTCATTATCTCTTTCTGAAAGTTGTCTATCATATTTTGCAAATTGTGTTTTATAAAACTTTACATTTACAACACCATTTGTAGTTAATAATGTAACTATATGTTTAGCTTTATTCTTAGCTATTACCGTTCCGGCAATTATATTTAATTTATACAATATAATTTGTTTATTTCCTTTAGTGAATACTTTATCTATAATAGGATTTTCTGGAAGATTAAAATAGTTTACTGTATTATAAAGTTCGGATAGATTACTGAGTTCATGCGGCCCATGATAAAATGATAAACTATCCATTTCCCATTTACTTGTATTACCTAAAGCATATTTTTCCCACATTTCTTGGAACAACATATTATTTAAATTTTCCAATAATTCTGGATGTGAAGATATGTATTGCCGCACTGGATTCATTTCTTTTTTATAAATTTTATCCCAAGACTTTTGTTGTATATACAAATTTTCTTCTATATTTTCTATGAGGTCTACATCATAAAATTTTTCATAAAAATTATATGCTTTTTCATCAAGTTTATAATATTCTTCACCAACTTTATTTTTCTTTAAATATTTATTAAAATTATAAACTCTAATTTCATGTTCTAATTCATTAGGGAGTAAATGTTTTTGAATTAACATTTGCATATTTTGTAATGTAAGACGCTTTTTCTTATCAGAAATAGAATCTATATATTGCCGCATTACTTGTTCACGTGGTTTTTGTTCTATATTATCAAAACATCCTGCTTTAATAAGAGATATTGCTTGTGTTTTACTTGTTTTTATTCTTGTAAGAAAATCTTCTAATGAAGAATATGGACGATTTGCAATTATTTGTTTAATATAATCTTCTCCAATACGAGTAATACCACGTAATCCATAACGAATTACATTTTTTTCTACATCTGGTGTAAATGTATATGAAGAATTATTAATATCAGGTAAATCTACTTCAATACCTGTCATTTTCATTTTACCAATAGCTGTAGCTATTTTATCATATGCAACAGTTCTTGTAATTTTTTTCTTTATTTTAGTTTTTCTATCAGGAGAATCTTCATACTCATATTCATCTTGATCTTCTTCTTCATAGATATCTATTTCTTCTTCGTCCGGCTCATCAAATAAATCTTCATCTCCATAATTTATTTCTTCTTTCCATTCTTCTTGTTCAATATCTTCTTGTTCATTACCACCCGAATCTGTAATTAAACAAGCTGTATTCCAAAAAATAATTGGATATTTATAAGCTAAATTCATTTCTTGAAGAGCTACTAAAGAATAAGCTAATGTATGTGATCTATTAAAAGAATAACCTCTTTGTGCTCGTAAAAGAACATCCCAAACATAATGAACTAATTCTTCAGAACAATTTTTTTCTTTTGCATTTTTATAAAATTGTTTTTCACATTCATCAAAAAGTTTACCAACTTTTTTAGCAATAGCTTTTCTGGCTGTATCGGCAAAGTTTAGATCATTTCCTCCAAGTTTAGGATGTTGAATTAAAGACATAAGACATTCTTGTGATTCTGCAATACCATCTGTAATATCTGGATAATTTGCTAACCATTGAATTTCTTCTTCAGATAATCCATATTGGCGCATTTCATCATACCAAAGATTAATATTTTTACGATATTTTGACCATATTTCAAGAGGAGTTTCTCCACCTTTTTCTTGTGCCATAAGTCGAATAACAGAATTTAAAGTTGCAAGTTCATCTACAGATTTTGGTTTAATAAGCTTAATACCTTGAATACCACTTTGTTGTTCCATTTGGAATAACGAACTAATTTTATGATTCCAAACCATTTCCCACATTTTAGAATCATTACGTTCAAGATTATAAATTCCAACTATTGATTCATATGTTTCTTTTAAATTTGTTTTTTTACTAATATAATTATAATCGCATAATAAATCAATACAAGTTTGAATTTTATCCATAGCTTCTACAGATAATGCGTCATATTTGATCATTGAAACTTTTTCAGAATCATGAAGTTCATATTGGGTACATATAGTTCCATCTGGTGCTCTCATAAGAGCAGAAGATTCTGTAAATGGTTCATCTACAAAAATAATACCGCCCGCATGTATTCCACTTCTATTAATTAATCCTTCAATTTTTTGAGCTACTTCCCAAAGTTGAGGATTTTTATTCATTTCATCTATAAATTGTTTAATAGGTTTAAAATCTTTTTCTTCATCTCCATAATAACATTGAGACAAAGTTCTTGTTAAATCACGATCGGCTGGAATAAGAGAAGAAATATATAAACCTAATTCAACATCTAAACCAAGACCACGACAAGCAGTTTGAATTGCTGATTTACTTTGTTCTGTTCCAAAAGTAGCTACATTTGCAACCCTATCTTCTCCATATTCTTTTCTAAAAGCATTAAGAACAATTGAACGTTTAATTCCTGATATATCAAAATCCACGTCTAAAGGAGATACTCTATCTGGATTTAAGAATCTCCATTGATAAGTTTTAGTTTTTTCTCTTAAACAATTAATTTGAATAATATCTAATACATAAAGAAGAAGAAAACCAACTCCAGAGCCTCTACCACACCCTACAATACTTCCAGCTTCCCAACATACATCAATAATATGTTGAAGATTAAGAAAATATGCCGACCAGTGTGCTTTATTAACTTCTGAAGATTTCCATGTAATTTTTAAATTTTCATTAAGTTCATTATATGCTTCTTCACATTGTAAATCTTTATGTTTTTCAATTCCATTTATTAATGCCCAAACAAGTTCATTATCAGCTTTATCTTGTGAATTATAAAATTTTTCTAATTCTGGAATAACTGCCTTATATTTATTATACCAAATTTCAGTTTCGTATAATGTATGTTTATTCCATTTAAGTTCAGGAATTTTAAGTGGTTTCCGCAAATCATATTCTTCACATTTATCAATAATTTCATCAATATTTTTATATGCTGTTTGTAAAATATCTTCTGTAAAATATGAAAAATATGATTCAAGTTCTTCTGTATTCATAAGGTATGTACTAGCATAAAATGCATCAACTTCACGTTCACCATTTTGAGAATTTAAAAATACTTTATGAATAGTTCTATCTTCTTTTTTAAGATAATGACTATCTGTAGTTATAATATAAGGTATATTTAATTCTTTACTAAATTCTATAATTTTCTTGTTTACATATATTTGTTCTTTATTGTGAGAAGGTTGCATCTCAAGATAAAAATCACCATGTCCTACAATATTATCTATTTTAATAATCCAATTTTTAATTTTATTTAAAAGATTATCATCTTGAGATTCTTTATAATTTAAGAGTTGAGTGCCAACAAGGCCTCCAATGCAAGCTGAAGAAAAAATTACATGCCCTTTATTATTATCTATAATTTCCTGTAAATCTTGATAATAAGTTGGTACTCTACGCATACCACGAGCCATATAACTCCTCATCCAAGCTTTTGTAGAGATTTCATTAATTTGTTTTAAACCTTCTCTGTCTTTTGCTAAAAGAATAAAGTGATAATATTTATCAATTCCAGATTTAAAATTATCTTTATTTAATCCATTTCGTACAAGATATATTTCATTTCCTAAGATTCCTTTAAAATTTGGATTTTTTTCTTTTATTTTTCGTACTGCTTCTTGAAATTTAATATGTCCGCCACAAAAATCATGGTCTGTAATAGCTATAGCTTTATGTCCTAATTCATTTGCATAACTAACTAAATCTTCAATTTTATTAGTCGAATCTCTTAAACGAATATTAGTTCGTTTAAGAATAGTCACTATGGTTATGCAAACTACCTGGATAACTAAGTCGACTATTCATTGGCATCACCTCCTTTCATTATTTCTTCAATAAAATATTGACTATGTGTATTAGTTTTTATTTTAAAATCATTCCATTCTTTCATAGTCATATCTCTTTTTGCTAAATTTTCAAAAGTGGTAATAAATTGCAAGTTTTCTTTTTCATTATTTCCACCTTTACTTTTAGGAATAATATGATCTAATGAAGGTTTTGCCCAATCATAAAAAGTATTTAATTTTTCTTCTTTTTTCCAAAAATTAAATACTTTATTAAATTGATTTTGATAATAAAAATATTCCATATAATCCATATATTTTTCTTTTGGAATATCTAACATAGATATATTAGTTCTTAATAATCTATGAATTATTAAAAATTTATCAAAATCTTTAAATTTTAAAATCCATTCTTCTGTTAATCCTTTTACTCCATTTGTTTTTATAAAAGCATCAACTTTTCTTAAGCATCCACAAGATCTCGTCATTCTTGTAGATAATAAATTTCTTTGTCGAACTATAGTTTTATTTCCACAGTCACATAAACATTCATAAGCTTTTTCTCTATTTGCCCAAGTTCTTTCTTCTATTGGAATTAAACGTATAACAGTTAATCTGCCAAAACGTTGTCCTGTTAAATCTGTATATTTATATTCAGACATAAGATTTCACACGTCCTTTCTTAATTCTTATTATATAATAATTATATACTATAACTCTCAATATGTCAATTAAAAATCATAGATATTTTCAACATTATAATCTTGTATAAAGATTTGTGGTGTAGAATGACCATTCCAAAAGTTCATATTAGCTTTCCCTACTATAGTAAGATATATAGGCTCTTCTGCGATCATAAGTTTATCATAAAACTCTAAATCTTTAAATTTTACAAAAGCAATATCACCTTTATTAAATTTTATTGAGTCAGCATTTGTCCCCATAGTAATAATATCTTTATGATATAATTCAATATTTTTTACACAAATTAAAGGTTCTTCTACGCCTTTACCCCACATGTCTTTATGTTTATCTATTTGTGTAATAATAGAAATTAACCAAGGATCGTCTACTGTAGTTTCTAAATCTATTCCATAAATATTATCAGAAGTATAATTTATATCTTTTAATTTATTATTAAAATAATTACGAAAATTATCTATATCTTTATTAAAAAAATTTACACCAAAAGCATTTGCATGCAAAATTATCAATTATTTCTAATTGTTCAGACTATTTCTTACCCATTAAAGGGAATACCTATTTTGATATACGTATCAATAGTATACCTACTCCTTTATTAAGGATAGTCGTTACAGGAATATTATTTTATTATTTTCTAATTGGATAATCTAAATTATCTTTATAATGATTTTGCCCTATATTAATCATAGTAACTGCACTTTTACTCCAACCTACTAAAGCTGCAATTTGTCTATAAGACCAATCGGAATTTTGTAATAAATCTATTATCATATCTGCTTTATAATTATTAATTATAGATTCTTTAGGTCTTAATGGATAATTTAAAGATTCATTATACCAAGAAGTACCATCATTAATATGACGTACTATATCATTAGTTACTTTATTATTTTTAATAATAGATTTTCTAGTTATATTCCAATTTAATAACTGTTTTTGTATTTTAGTAGCTAGTTCTTGAGTAATTTTACAATTAGGATTTTCTTCTCCTTTTAATATTGGAGACTCTCCTCCACCTTCATGAATATTATATCCATTTGGAATTAAACTATTATATTGTTTAATATAATATTTTTCTTTTTCTTGCCAATCTTCAAACCAACCAATTATTTCTAAATTAAAATTTTCTTTTCCATATTTTTGAATTGCAATATCTATTAATGAATTATCTTTACTTTTACGATAACAATGTTCTTTAAATCGTTCTTCTGGTTGTTTACTTTCACCTATATAAATTTTTCCATTAATTAGATTAGTAATTTTATATATAGCTTTTTTCATATACCTCCTTTCTATAATAATAACAATAATAAAATAATATTTCCCACGGGATTATTTTCCTGTAAAATTTCCCCGTTAGCTTTAATAATAAAACCCTGTTGATAAACAGAAAAGGTATTAAAGGGCCAATCGACCCGCACAATATTCAAAAAATTTACTACTTAAAAGAAATTCTTTTAAATCATAAATAGCACTACCAAAATTCCTTGCACTACCACTCCAGCTATCATCTTCTTCATTATAGTGAATTACTAAAGCAGGTCGTTGAAATTGTGTAGCTAATTCCATAGCTGCAAGTCCTGTAAGATTGGAATTTATTTTATCTTTATCATAATATTTACCAATAATAATTTTATCATTTTCCCAGCCATCTTGATAAATTCGTGTAGTAA